AGAGGTACTAGGTGTGGTCGCGTGGCTCTCATTCTATCTCGGTGCGAACCAGAAAGGACTAGTTATACAGCCATTGATTCGTAGGACATTACTAATCCTGCACAGACACATCCTATCAACAGTAACCTAGATATCCAACCATGGAGGAAGATTTTGACTTTCTGCAACCCTCAAAGGTCTACTTCCTAGACACAAACTTATCTAGTCCAGTCCTTACCACTGAGATTCAAGCCACCAAGGAACTACTAGAACGCACAGTCAGATATGCAGAGAGCTCAGAAGAGATGTGGAAAGGAACTGCCCGTGATCGAAGTGAATTCCATTATATGAAGAAATTGTGCAATGCAAATGGATGGAGTCGTGCCTTCCTTCGAAGATCCAGACCACTTCTTCCGAACGAATACCCAAGAGTCGAACAGTTACTGAAATTATGCGACGGAGTGGTTCCCGAACTATATCAAGAGGCTAGAGACATCGCCGCTGACATACAGCAGGCTATAGAGGACGGGCTAGAAGCTCGAGGTCTTCCTAAGGAGGGTATTAGCAATACGGCTGAATCGCTTCTCTGTTATCAAGCAAGACCTTACCGAACTACTTATGAAGCTATGACTGACCTTTTCTCTCGTGCAGAATCACGGGTAAAGAATAATGAGCATGCATGGACTCTCGCTCAGATAGGGGAAGTAAAGATATGGATTCACCCTAGTTATGCACTCCTCATGTTTGATGGAAAATTCTATCATAGCAGTCTGAACCAAGTACTAATGCTCAAGGATAAGGTTGCTACTCGATTTATGCTCCTTGAGCACGTCAAACCTCTGCGCTTAGCAAGTTCATTGTTGACCCACCTTGAACAATTGTTTCAATGGCAGGATAGAACCTTGTTTCATTACGGAAACGGAGCCTACGGAGTGCTTAAGGCAGTTGAGCCGATGTTCAAGACTCGTTTATCACATGTCACTGACAATATATTCGGGAGTGATACAGCTTATACCAGGATGATTGCTAAAATGAAGGAGAAAGAGCGGAAAGTTAAATTCCAAACCGGATCATCATACGACAGTATGGAAGAATTGATTAGAATAGTGGAGAGTGTCGAAACTATTGAAGAGATCGTGGAGATGTTTGGGTGCCTTAAGTCCTGTGGACATCCTCTGATTGATGCAGAGCGAGGCGGATTGTCTGCAGCTGAAGAGGCGCGATCACCTGATAAAACTTCTTTAGTTGATGCCCAACGCCTCAGGAACACATTCTGTCATATTATTTTGGTCTCATATATCGAACAACACGGGAAGTGGCCTCCATTAGAATTTATGAAGCCTGGCACAACACTAGAGATTCTCTCGGTTCGACAGGAGAGAAACATCTCGCGGAAAAGCTACAGTCTAGACGACTGGACAACAACAGAATGGAAAAAGATTTTCGAGATGGATTATTTCCCTAACTTCCTAGAGTTGATGGATGATAAATCTATCTCATACTACAGATCAGAGAAGCATCTCGCATGGGACAGAAAGACAAAACCTAGATCTGAGCGTAGACTATTGCTGGAAGTCTTAAAGACCAAGGAAATAGAGATTGAGAGACTCGTAAAGAGGATTAGTCGGAGGGATATTCCAGATGACTGGTTTATTGTTAGCTTGTACCCCAAGGAACGAGAATTCAAGGAGGATCCACGTATGTTTGCGATGTTAGTTCTTGAGATGAGATGTTTTTTCACGTGCATCGAGGCAAATATTGCAGACCACGTGTTCAAGTATATGCCTCAGCAGACTATGACGAAGACTAAAACTCAGATCCAGGAGAGATTCCTAAAGTTCACTGATCCAAACCGAAAAGCATCGATGTGGACGTTGTTTCTCGAAATCGATTTGTCCCGATGGAACCTGAAGTGGCGTCAGATGGTCATTCATCTGGTTGGGCACGACCTGAATCGTATGTTCGGGGTGAAAGGAACATTTACAGTAACACACTGGTTCTTTTCTCTTTGTCAAATTGTTGTACGAGTGGGGGGATTGAGACCTGAAGGAATTGAGCAAGATCTCCCGCCTGAAACTGGGCTAGCATGGAGGAATCATCTAGGTGGGTTTGAAGGTCTTAACCAAAAGCTTTGGACAGCTGCAACCTATGCGATGGTCGAAATGGCATTGTCACCAATGGTTGATGCAGGAACCATTAGCAATTACGAATTAATCGGGCAAGGCGATAATCAGGTTATTCGAGTGGAGATTCCCATGCAGGACAAAGCCAGGGAGGAAGTGATTCCGAAGGTCAGAGATGAGATGAACACTAGGCTCGAACGCACCTGCTCATCTGTCGGTCAGGAAGTCAAGCCAGAAGAAAACATCGAGTCTACGACTGTACTCACTTACTCTAAAGATGTTTATGTTAGTGGGGTTGAATATCCTACATCATTGAAGAAACATAGTAGGTTATTCCCCGTTACAGCGACTGACTTCCCGTCTTTGTCAATGAAAGCAGCAGCAATCATGGCCGGAGCTGTGTCCGGTGCAGAAAACTCGAGACACCCTCTATGCAGTGCGACAATCGGGCACTACCACACAGCTAGATATCTACTTGCTGCATCAGGTGGAAGATCAATACATGGGTCGTCTTTTCCGAGGCTTACAACGGACGAAATTATAGCTGCTCTAATCCTCCCTCCAAGCATCGGCGGAATGATAGGCACTCCTATAGCATCATTCCTCTATAAAGGAGGATCGGACCCTTTGGGCAAAGAGATCAGCAGTCTAAGGTTCTTGGCCAATGGTACTTCACGTGCTGGTCAAATCGCGTCGCGTGCACTGAGGGCTTTGGAAGAGAAATATTATATTTCAGCGAATCCTAATCTTGAGTCCTTAATAGATAATCCATATGCTCTTCCTATTGATAAGCAAGCTTCTCCAATCAGTAAAGTGAGTCATTTGACATTGGAAGCTTTTCGCACTAAAGTGAGAAACAAGGACATTCACCCACTCCTAGAAGACAGAATCTCCAAGTCGGAGTCAATCCTCAAGCAGGATATCCTGTCCATCACCCCTCTCAATCCTCTGCTGGCCCATGACATGTTTGATGCATCAGGGTTCGGGACAATAAAACTGATGAGGAAAATGTTTCTCACCACGCGGACTGTTCAAACAATCGCTCAAATTGTGAATCCCAACATTACACATCAGTTTTTAAGATCTGATATTAATGATGTTTCATGGTTCAAACGATGGTATAGTGGTCTCCCAGCCCGAGGATACTCATTACGTAATTCTTATGAGCTTGTTAAACAATTCCGGGGATACTGGGGAGTTGAACTTCATGGGGTAACCAATTATCAACCCTTGGATTATCATCACAGTGCAGGCACCACTAGAAACCCAAGTTCTATCAAATGGTCAAGTCACTCGTTGGATAATTTGTTGACAACTAGGGGGCCATTGTCGGGCTACTTAGGTACAGCAACACGTGAGAAAAGATCAGAGCATGGGTACAAGATTGTGGATGCTGGAGCTCCATCACGGGCAATGATGAAGCTCCAGCTCATCAGAAGTCAGGCTTATGGGGACCCACAGTTTAACCTATTGATAGACAAGATAGGATTAACACGCACAAATGTGCCTTTGTCAGAAATTACCGATCTGTTGCAGAAAGTAATAGGAG